TTCGTGAAGTAGTCCGAGTGCGAATCGCTGGCCGCGACTGACAGGCCCTCGCGCACGAACAGGGTGGCGTCCGCGCCACGTCCGACGAGCGGGGTGCCCGACGTGAACGCGGCGTGCACGATCACCGGAACGCCCCAAAGGGTCGCGGGGCCGTTGCCAGCCGGGTCGCCGTAGATGTACGACCCATAGCCGGCGACACCGCTGCCGCCGCTGTAGGTGCCCGAGTCACCGCGCACGAGGCGAATGGCCTCCCAGTCCTCGGGGTGAATGCCGATGAAATCGGGCTCCACGAAGGCGTTCGTGCGAATGGTGGTGATGCAACGGTGCAGGCTGTCGACCATTGAGAGCGAGGTGCTCGAGCGGTCCACGCTGCCGATGCTGCCGTTCGTGTAAATGCCGGTGAAGTCCTCACCCGTGCCACCACCCGAGAGCACCTGAGTTTGCAGGCGACGCCGCACACCGTCGATGAGCCGGTTATTGATCCACGTCTCGACGAACGCGACGTCCGCCAGAGCGCGACGGGTGACCGGGATGAAGTGCGTGATCTCCTTGACGGCCGCGCTGCGCTCGGTGAACGCGAGAGCAGACTCGGACGCCTCGGTGTATTCCGCGGTCTCCACGGCGTTGTTCGTGTACGTCGTCTCCTCCTCCCACGTCACCAGGTCGGAGTCCGTGGTGCCCGTGGCAATGACGTTGAGGAAGTCCAGCCCGGCGAGCGGCTTGCCGACGATGAGGGAGATCCGGTCCTCGATGGTCGCGTTCGCGAGAGGAGCGGTGCCGCTCGAGACGGTGACAGACACAAGGGTCTTCACCTGCTCGCGGTCCATGATCTTGACCGAATCGGAGTGCCCGAGGGGCAGCGAATCGGAACGCGACGCGCGGTTCTTCAGAGCGGCGAACGCCTCGGACTCGACGAACGCGCGACCAAACGAGCTGGCGCCCTTGCGCTCCTGCGCTGGCGCGTCGAACGCCTTGCCCTCGTTCGCGAGCTCGAGGAGACGAGCGCGGCGGCCCTCGAGGGCTGCAACCTCGTCACGGATCGAGTCGTATGCCTTGCCGGCCGCGTCCAGCTTCTCGAACGCGTCGGTGTTCTTGGCGAAGTCGACACCCTCAGCGAGGGCTGACTTCTTGAGTGTGTCCAGCGCCGCGTAAGCGTTGGCCGCCTCGGCCTTCTTGGCCGAGATGGTCGATGCCATCTCGCGGGCCTGCACCGTCAGGTCGGCCATTGCTTATTCCTCCCGGTAGCGGGTTGCGGTGAGCAGCTCGAACAGCCGCTCTTGGTCAATGGTGCAGGCCCCGTCACCCGATGCACCGTCGGGCGTCTTCTGCCCCGTCTTTGCGGAGTCCTCCATGTCAAGGCCCGCGGCCTCGTCTTCGGCCCACGCTTGCGCGCGCAACGCGCCGTCACGGTCAGGACCACCGCCCCACAAGAGCATCGCGACGAGGCCGGGGCCGGGATAGGCCGGGTCCTCGGGGTCGCTATTCTGCGGTGCGTCGAGGTCGCCCAGGTGGCGAGCGATCCACGGGCCCATGCGGCGCACCTTGTCATCGCTGATGATGCCGGCCGACATGTCGCGCGCCTCGGCGATCGTGGCGTCGACGAGTCCATCACCACCGAACCCGTCGGCGTAATAGGACAAGCCGAGCGCGGCATTGTCCGAGATCCAGCCGGGCACGTCGACGGCCTTAGAGTCGGCTGGCGTTGCGCTGGCAGCATTGAGGCGCAGGAAGTAGCGGTCAAGAATGGCGCGGCCGGCGTCGAGAGCCTCGGCGCTGGCGTCGGTCTGCGGGAGACGTGACGCGGCTGTGCGCAAGCCCTGCCCGATCGCGGTCAGCTCGCCGTTCACAATGTCAGCGAAGGCCAACTTGTAGGACCCGCGGAGCTCGGGCGCGGCGTCGTCGTACACGAGGAAGGCGCGCCGAGCCATCTCGGGGTCGGGGTTGTCACCGTCGAACCCTGCCCAAGTGAAGATGCGCGCGCGAGCCGCTGCACCATCCCACGGTGCACCGTCGTCGATTGGCAGGTCAGGGTCAGCGGCACACGTCCACGCCTTAGCGCCCACGCTCGAGGACTTGCCCTCGTCAAGGGTCGCGAGGACCTGCCCGAGCGCGTTAGCGGCCTCACGGATCAACGTCTCATTCTTGCCAGACAACACGCGGCCCGTCTTCCCTCGCAACGCTGACGCGGCCTCGAGGAGTTGGGTTGAGGGGTTCATGCCCAGGAGCGTCGGCCCCACCTCGAACAGGTCAATCTGAGTGAGCTCGCGCACCTGCCCGAACTCGGGGTCCTCGGTCATCTTGTAATCGCTGGCGAAGTATCCGAAGGAGAACTGCGTCACGCGTCGCGACTTGAGCAGGTGATGCACCTGCTCCCCGCGGGGCCTGTCCATGTCGAACGTCATGGGAACGACGAGGCCCTCCGGTGTTTCTTTGATATCGGCGGGGTCAGCCTCACCCACGAACGATTCCGGGTTGCCCCAATCGTGAGACCACACGACGGGGATGGGGTCGCCCTTAGCGCGCCACGCCTCGAGTGGCTTAGCGAACGCGCCCGGCATCACTCGGTCCCCGCCGTGGTCGACGTTCCCGAAGACGGACACGAGAGCGGTGGCGGTGCCACGGCCGTCGGCGGCCTTCACGTCGACCACACGCGCCTGGACTGTTTTGGTCTCCATCATTCGGCCATGCTCCCCTCGTCGTCACCCGTGAGGGCCGCGGTCAACACGCGGTCCGCGAGGCCCTGCGCTGGCGTGCCGCCCGTGCTCGAGGAGCCCGGCATGGGCACCCCGACGGGCAGCATGTTGACCGGCATGAACACCGTGTCCGCCAGCGGGTCATCAATGCGGGGCAGGCCCTCATCGGCGCGGCGTTCGTTGATTGAGGTTGTGGAGGCTTGCTGTGTCAACATGTGCATGCGTGCGCGTGCCTCGGGGTCAGGGCGCAGGAGCTCCTTGGTGTCGAACATGGCCGACAGTCCTGACCATTCGGGCTCGGGCGCGACCAGTTGCGCGTTCAATGTGTCCTCAATCAACGACAGGCGCGCCGCGATGGCGTCGTAGAGGGCGCGTCGGTATTCGGCGACGTTCGTGTAGCCGGCGCCGTCCATGATGCCGACGAGCGGCGGCGGTACGTCATAGGCTGCACAGATCTCCTCGCGCGAAAACTTGCGCTGCGCGATGAGCTCGGCGTCGGCCGCTGACAGGCCGATGGCATTCCACTTTAGGCCAGAGTCGAGGAGCGCAATGCGGCCGGCGTTATCCGGGCCGCTGTGAAGTTTCTCGAGCTCGGCGCGTAGACGCGGCAGGGCTTGGTCGGCGATCTTCGACTCGGTGATGAACGCGCCGCGCGGGGTGACGCCGTTGCGCAGGTTCTCGCCCTGCCACGTCGCGGCCGCGTCCTCGAGCGCGACGGTACGCCGTAGCGCGTCGAGCGGTGATCCACCGGGCAGAGCGATGTGAAGCACGTCTTCGGGGCCGACTGCCGACGTGACGCCCGAGACGGTGATCGAGTAGAGGGCGACGCCACGCTCATCGGAGAGGGTCGCGACGCTACGCCACGGCACGGGCCACAGCTCGGTCGGTGCTGCACCCGGCGCCGGCCGATACTTGAGGCACACGGCGTGGCCGAATAGTGCAGAGGACAGGGCGAGGTGTGCCTTGAGGTCGAACTCGGAGCCGCGCGGGTAAGGGTTGCGCAGGAGCGCCTCGAGGGTGGTGCCAGGAGTGCGGACACGGTTACCTGACTCGTCGAGGCCCTGCACGGTGAGACGGTTGCGGGCGGTGCCGTAGACGAGCTTATTCACGACCGCGTGAACGTATGGCTGGGTCCTGTAGATCGCCTCGTAGCTGGCGCCGATGCCGTCGCCGCGCAGGAGCGCAACATTGCCCACCGAGCCCGCGATGTTGGTTGCGAGTCCAGCCGGCAGAGGGAACGCTTTACGCCCCACCGAGCGCAGGGCCCCATCTGAGACGACGACGGTCACGGTGCACTTCCTCCCACGTCTTGCAACCATGCGAGCCGCTCCCGAGGGAGGACCGCCTCGCCGTCGATGTTGTCGGCACCTTCTGGCCCAAGCCATGACGCGTGCCCGAGGACGATGCAATCTCGATGCACGCCCACGAGTACGCCCCGAATAGAGGCTCCGGTCGTGAGGTGTGCCACGACGATCTTGCGGTCCAGCTTGTCTAGCCACCTCACGTTGTAATCCTCCCCGCCGTGTCACCCGCGGCCGCTAGGCGTTGCGCGCGTATGCGGAGCATGGCGGCGTACACGATGAGGTCGTCGGCTTCTTCGATCATCCAGCGCGCGAGGTCGCCGAGCTCGAGGCGCTCGAACTTCTGCACGCCCGAGCCGTCGTCGTACTGCTCGGCGCCGACGCCGAGGATCCGCTCACGCGTCGCGGTGATGATCTTCTCGACCTCGGCCGCTAGTTGCTCGCTCGTCATGTTCCCGCTCCTCTCGTAGTGCCCTGTCGCGCGCTTGCCCGCGCGTCCT